AATAAAATTAAAGAATGAACTCTTTGAATTTTAAGAATGAGGAACAATAACCTCTATAAAAAATAGAGAATGACATATCTTATGAAGATATAGCTTTTGCTGTAGATTCAATTCTATCATAAGATTTTTATTAAGAATATCCTTTTTATGTAGAGAACAGGATCCCTGTACGGGACTCTACATCAATTAAACAAAATTACTGTCAACTACATTAACGTTATTTTAATGACATGTTGTAAGATGAGAGGTTGATGGAATTTTGCATACAAGGTTTACTTAAAACTTTACCCAGAAAAGTATTTGACTCCAAAATGGAGAAAGGAGCTGGGAAGGACATAAAGGCTTTCGTACATGAATTGTTCTAGTTACCACAATTTTCTAATTTGTCCATCATATCCTATGCTTCCTCCCAATACACCATCAGTTGTATAAAAGACGGTGGAGACGTCATAATTTACTGTGAAGGTGGGAGTAGAAAAATCACTGAAGGACAATTGGCATAAAGATTTTTAAATTGCCTATCAAGTAAAAGGACTTTCACTAAAGATATAGATGAAGTCTAATCTACATGGCAAGTTATATATTCAAGATTCCTTTCCACTGATTATCCAGGTACTCTATAGCACTTCACTGACGAAGAAGGATAGAGCACATTACATTATACTGATGTAAAAGGATTGAGACATTTGGTAGCAGCAAAGAAGGATTATTATGAGGCTCTTACTTGTTTGAGCAAAATTTTGGCTCCCATTTATGCTACAGAAGAATAACTGGCCTAGTTTACTTTACGTTCTTTAGTGATGAAAATTGCCTAATAGGGTTATGTGTTTGATGCATTAAACCATCCTTGGCTTCAGGCTTTGACTTACAGAAAAATGACCGGTTTGAAATCCTCTTTTGACGATATACTAGACACCCCAACAGCTTTCGGATCTCTAGCAGACATGATGCTAAACAACTACGGGAAAGGAGATTTATTGAGTGCTTGTCTTGGAGAATTGGGTGTAAGTGGACAACACCATTTTCTGATAGACATGGAGAATGTAAACGGAGATAACCCATACTGCCTGTGTTTTAATCTTATCTCCAGGGCTGGGGTAACGGGAAATTTCTCCGTCTACGATTAACTACCCCTTGGATCTATATTGTATGTGAAAAATCCTTCTCAAGAGATGAGGATTTTTGGTCAAAAGAATAAGAACATATTAGATTACATATGGATTGATATTGAAGGGAAATCAAAATTGTAAAGGGTAATTAGTTTACCAATATTCCCATTAAATGGAGACCTTATAGAATAAACTCTTGCAGTGTCTATGAATCATGGCAATTTTGAAGACTAATTATTTTATTCTCAATTTTTGTGGCCTATACCAAGCTCCATCATATCCACCGGTCCCATTAAGAACTGTATGTACCTATCTTTTAAATTAGATAATTGCCATTTTGCTGAATCAGAATCGGGAAGAGTGTCATCTCTTCCAGAGCAAATAAAGATTGATTTAATGACAACCGGTAATTCCGGAAATGTGTACTTAATACACGTGCAGGGGAACGTTGGTCATTTAGTTTATTCCACAATTCCTGTCCCTACTGTTTTGCTCACTTCTGCCGTAGAATTTTTGCACGGAAAAGACAACATAAACCTATCCCCCGATTATTTTGTTAAAGGCAATTCAATCAAAGAAATGATAGTGAATTTGGAAAATGGACAATATGACACGTCTGCCGGAAGACATTTCATTAAGTAATAACATTCTTTCTTGCTGTATTTGTCCTCTTAGAAAAGATTATCAATTGACAAGCTGACCAAGTATTTTAAATACATGGAGGGTCGGAGGTTGTAAAGAACCATTAATGACGTGAGATATTGTGATAAAGGAGGTGAATATGGATGTTATTACAAAGATCTGAGTGTAGGGTCACTGGATAGTTCATTTGAAGAAGAACCAAGTTTAGATGAAGAAGTTTTAAGTGATATTGATTTCAAATTGGACCTATAATTGTTTTTCTATTCTTTTACTATTGATAGTAAGAATGGCATGGCTCGTCTAACAGACGATTTATACGAATGGCCTTAAGCCACTACCAAATGGTTGAAGTGCATGTCCCCTAATCAGTTAATCTTTTCCTTTAATGACGAGCCTATAACGGATTTCTACCTGAGGGTGGACAAAGAAGATGAAAATAGAGGGAGAATGGAAAAGTATTATATGCAAAAATACACCGACTTCAAAGGTAAAAAATGTCTGCAATATTTTAAAAGACATAGAGATTATTATGAGTTCATGGTTGTCAGGCGCTTGTATCTTAAGTAGACTCTTAATCATCGTTATCCTGATCTATTTCCTCCAGAAGATTGCCCAAATGATTATTATGGTCGTCTTGACACGGCTAGGCCCTTGAGTTAAAAAAACTGTCTGAAGGATTTAGAACCAGAATTTCTAAAAAATTTTAAAATAAATCGAGACAACATTTGTCCTTAGTTAGTTCTTCCTTAAAAACAAGAGTTACCCATCTGTGAAGGTAACTACTGGACAAAAGAGATTTCCGCAAGGGTGAAAAGCATGTCCGACACCATACACAGGCTGGGGATAAGATCCAAAACAGCATATATTTACGATCAGTATGGAGAAACTACCTATTTATTTAATGTTGTCACTTAGACTTTTATAGAGGGGGACTATGAGATTATCTAAAAAATAGAACCAGGTTCAGTTATGTTTCTGCTAAAATATCAAGAATTTGTTTGGTTTATGGATGACCTGGAGATGAATCATGATATGTTCATTAAGGTGAATCTGACAAACAGCCTTTATCCCAGGTGTGTAAATTTTCCGATCTCTCTTGTTGTAGATGGAGAATTTTCTTCCATAGATATTTGGAACATACATGAATATGTCTCATTCCAAACCAGCACATACTATTCTACTGGAGATATAGGGAATTGTAAAGTATTTGCATGTCTCATGGCTGGCATACCCTAGGCTAGTGAAGACTGTTTAGTGTCCACGTTGCCCATTGAGATGATAGAAGCCTTAAAAACAACTGGAACTTACAATGGTGTGTATTATACTAATGACCATTTCAATCTAGAGCATACTGAAGGGCACCTCATCTATGACCCCACCAACACATTCAAACGTCAACTGATGAAAGATTGCGTCAAAACTCTTGGTATGCAAAATGGTTAGGAATTAGATAGTCGAATTAATGAAAAACCATTGTAGGAACTTAGTTTCCAAGAAGAAGAAGAATCTCACCCAGTAATCGTATTCAATTGTCTATTGTTCAACGGTGAGAAACATAAAGATGCCTTATCATTATTATCCAAGGTAGGCAGAGTAGTTAGTGATGACTACATTAGATTGACAGACAAACTCTATGAAGTTCTAAATCGGTAATGCAGACTGTCCGAATTGTTGATAAGACTGAAAGAGCTTTTTGAATAAAATCCCGCTATTGATTATTCTGGTCGATGCTACAACTTAAATTTAAACACAGGGAAGTAATGCTATCCCCAATCAAGAACTGCTCGATTGGTAACAGATATTGTTTTAGAAGAAGACCCGGTATTATTCTTTTATTTTTTCAAGAATGCCGTACTGGATAATAATAATAGAGCGGACATGTTATATGACCATTTGGGAATGGATTTCTGCAACTTTCTTTAGAACACATTGCGAAGAAAATATTTGTTTTTCGAAGATTGCCTTTATTACTATTCAGATTCTTTTGCAGGGGACTTAAAGAAAAATTTTGTCTATTTAATTAGAGAAACCGGACCCAAGTCATATTATCTTGAAGAAGATTTTGCTTACAGAAAAGGTTATTTAGAGAATTATTGTCTTGAAAAAGAAGCAGAACTTCAAAAATAAAATTCTATGGCCATGGTACCTTACAAGAGAACTATACATCTGGACCATACAGATCTTACTGAAGAGCAGGCTGAAAGACTTTTGCAAATAACCCTGAAGCAAAAAGTATCAGCAGCCGAGGGCCTGAGGCAGCTACGATTACTAGAAAAAGAAGATGAAAGACAAGCTCATCTAGCTGCTCGCCGTGCTAAACAAATTAAGGAAGAAGAAAAGGTTGACTCCCCAGTTGTCATACAGAATAGTCCCCCAAGAAGTGAATAACTGGAGGAAAAACACTTGATTATGGAAAGTGACATTGAGGGAGAAGATTCAAGTCTGGGTTACATTACTTTCACCAATGCCAGGGAGGAAAGCATTCTCAACATTTCAAGAGAAGGTGTGAATAAACACAATCTTTTTGATGTTTCCTCAGATGATGAGTAATATATAAAACTGCGACGGGCTAAGGGCAAGACTCCCAAACTACAGTCTCTAAATGGTAGTTATGCTCCGCTAGAAAAATCTGTGGAATAAGTTCAGGATAATAAAAAACCTGCAAATCCTATGAAGAAGTAAAAGGCCCACGATCCTTTTGCTAAATTGGTTAAGAAGACAGCTGAAGAAGAGAAAGTGCAAGATACTCTCATTGATGAAGATGAAGTAGATATGGATTTGAAGAACATGAATATACAGTATAGAGATTTGTTTAATGAATAGGACATATAACAGTTGAAATTCAAATTAAATTTAAGTAATCCTTCAGCCAAATTCTATTTACCAGCACTCATTACGGCTAAGTGCAAGAACAGCTGTCTATATTCTTTTGAAGATAAAAGCATGGGAGTGCTTATACTACCTAGAATGCATGGAACTACATGTCTACTCGCTTCTATAGCTTTAACTAGCAAATATACTTATCATATGAGATCAGTAGTAATGAATTCAGATAATATAAGTAATTAACAGGATTATGATAAGTTGTTAATAGATGCAATTTTCAACCCCAGCATCTTAGCATATGCTAGGGGAGAATAGAAAAATTATTCAGCTTCATTTTATGATGTATACCTTAGATGGCTGGAATCTAATTATAGGAACGGCATAGCCCCTACTGAATTCGCTTCGCTTCCATTAGTTTAATTGTTTTAAGTAGACTTTGCTGACTCTTAAGTAACGAATTCAACATGGAGTAGAGAGAGGAGAGACACCCTGACTAATTTGTAGGACGCATTAGTACAGGAAATCAACCAGAACTGGACTTATGTGAGTAAACAGCGATTTAAAACTAATAATTGTATAATAATGATAAGAGGCAAATTCTTGCACGCTATTGCTCTCATTCCTAAGTCACATTTCTCCAACATCCTAACTGTCATTGACGATATGGTTATAAATGACATGACATATAAATGCCAAGAGAAGATAGATGCACTACAGATTTAGATGTACCGTTAAGCACATGCAATTCCAGGAGACATGAGTATACATCAAATTTCTATTATGCTGGAATATTTCAAAATAACTCACATAGTCCCTGCATAAGACTTTACTGGTAACTAGGGATTCATTAAGATAGGAAAAGGGGATTATGACAATGCTTTTATATTGCCAGACTTATCTCTTGAGTAAGTGCTCAACTCAGAAGGGAAAATGTATCTCGGTATAAGAGATAAAGGAGGGCGACCTTTAGCAGACTTGAATGTTCAACTCGGTTACTAACGAGTGGCAGACCATGCTGATACTTATCAGATATTTGAACTAAAAAAATATGTAGATGATTGGTATAATGGTTTATATACTCACGAGGAAAGCTGTCTGTAGAGGATTGGGGACCTTATAAAAATATTTTGTGACCGTTATTCTGTGAATCAGAATTTAAATAGAGTAGAAGGGATTCATAACACATCCAGAAAAGTGCTGTATTATATGACTAAACGGTAATTCAACTAGTTTGTAGTTTTAGAACTACACGCTTTGTACCAGTTCTTTTCTAAGGCTCATTCTCAAACTCTGCCTCATAAAATTTCCAAAATCTTGAACGATACCAATCATACCTATTTTAAGATTTAAGGAGGTTGTGTTAAGGATGTATCTCTGAATTTTAAACTAACTGACGAATAAAAGAAGGCCCTCTTATTTTCATTTCCTACTCTGATGGACGAAACTTACTTCAGAGGTCATTAAGCTTATGGTCACCCTTTTAGCAGGACGGCAGTAGACACACTCACCACCATTGCATTAAGTCAAGTCAGGCCATTATTTTTTGACATAGGATCAAAATATCATAAAATTCAGAAAATATTCAATAGGCCCTTTACTGCCTGTAGAGCTCCTTTGTTTGCTTATGATAGGATTTATATGGCGAACAGACGTCCCGATAGCCACGTTAATCTAGTGACTGAACCAGTTTCAATAGAGTCAGAACTGCATGATAATGACATATTATCAATTGACTCTATATACTACCCTGGTGTGTTTGACTATATAAAAAAACAGCTATCTCATAATAATACGCGAAAAGTTCTAGTCATCATGAATGCCTACACTAACATCCCCGGAACGTACTACCTTTACTTTAAGGAAGGGCACTTTAACATCACTCAAAGGGGAGAAAAGACTTACGTTACTATGTGTCCTAATGATAATTCGGCAAACTATGAACATGAGCTTTTCAGAGCCGATCCATACAGGATAAGATCCTTTTCAAGGAACGGGGTATACTTCGACTAGAAACATTTTATTCGTACAAGTCCAAATTCAGCTTTATGTATGTATGAGTTAGTGTTGGACGATGATCTCAACCCTTTGCCAGACAATCTGCTGCCTGCTACTCTTAATGATTCTAGCCAGATATCAATGTGGAAAGATGATTCTGCTGTAGAAGAAGTTTATACTTATCTTATGAACCACAGCACGGATATATCTAACGGCTCTGCACTATAAAAAGCTAGATCATATCTATAATACAGATAGGATAGAAAAGTGATCACCTGCGACATCGGTGAACAATAAGAAGAAGCCATACACTTAGCTGTGTCTAAATTTCATCAAATGAAAAGACTGGAAGCGTAGCGTATTGAAGTCAAAACGTTACGTATGAAATATATTGATTAGATTTATCCATCCAGTTTCATTAGTTTTATGCACAAGCATAACATCCCGAGGGATGATTATTGTTTACACTATGATTTCAACTTACATTTTGACAAGAGCGAGCTTGAAACACTGCGGTCAAAATTCTGGTAAAAATATATAGACTACATATGGGGATGGATGAAACCCATAATGTATTTTTGGCTGGCTTATATAGTGTTGTTTAACCAGTTATAGGTTATATTCGATCCTAATTACTTGGAGTCCAGACTGGTCTAATACAATTTCTTCGTTATCACATTTTTTTTATTCATTTGGGAATTGTTAGTTATTTGGCATAATCCTACCACAATGATATGGATTTTTATAATTGTAGCCTTTATCCAGTGGTTGTTTAAAAAACCCCGAATTACATATGTATTACCTACTGAAGAATTGTATCAAGAGTTAGCTGACTTGACTTGTTCTCCCAGAGAACTGCCATTAGTTGTAAGATAATAATAAATTTAGCGCGTTATGGGATTAACAATGTCAGGGCAGTTTACTTCTTAGAGAAAAGTAAATTTGGCTGTAGCTAACTTATATAATGAAAATAGTCAACTAGAAGCAGCAATAGGCCCCAAAGAATATATTTTAAATACAAATCTGACTAAAATATAAATGTATACCTTCGAGTAATAAGAGGTGAGCAATACTGACGTTAGAAATTTTATGTTATATTTGAAATAAGTTGACCCTCACTAAGTTATAGTTTATGATCATAATCATTTATTTGATGGTATCGGAGATGACCGATAGACAGTTATGGCAAATACTTATTTAAATTCAGCTTTTGGTTTTCTTTCTAGACATGTGGGTTCCAAATTAGCCCCAACAGACGAATGTGTGGAAGAAATTCGAGCTATGGTGACTGCTCATCTCCCTTAAATTAGGTAGATCCAACCTCATGAAGTCATATAATTTGATGAGTATTTAAATTAGCTTGATAAGACTAAGAGAAGGATATATTAAGGAGGATGGGATTTCTTTCAACAGAAACACAAGATAGACAATACCTACGAGTTGATGTTGAAGAACCATGAATTTTAAGTGAAAGAACCCTCCACTTCCAAGCCAAGGAATTTATTTAATCCTCATGCATCAAATAAAGCCGTGATAGGCCTAATAAATTATAATTTGATAGCACACGCTAAGCGCATATATAAAGGCTTCAGGCACGGTCAGAATCTAGATCAATTGGCTCAAACATTGCAGGAATAGGTCTCGTTTCATAACACCGAAGATCTCTAATTCATGATGTGGGACGGCAGCAATTTTGACGCACATTAACACCACTCCTTAATTTCTGCAATAGATAATCAAATCATTGACCATTTACTTAAGAATCTGTGCCAAGAACTAGGTTTTTCATTAGTCCAATATCAATCCATTCGGGACGTAATTTTGTCAACAGAAGTTTCCTTTAAAATGTTTTATCCTGGGACTAATAAGAGAAGGATCATGATGAAGGGTAAAATAGAAGGAACTACTTTTACAGGCCACCCTTCTAGGACTACTTTCGGAAATACCGAAAGAATGGTATATTATTGTTATTATATCTGTACTAAGGCTGGAATTCCTATTGACCTCTTTTAATATAAGTTTGGGAACTTCATAGCAAACCATGCCGGAGACGATGTTTTGACATTGAACACAAAGGAACAGGGAGAAAAGTTCCAGAAAACCATGGCCATCTACAGCAGAGAGGATGCTCCTTCAGAGGCAGAAAATTATGGTATAGGTCAAATATTCCGTGATTTTAAATAACACCCTACGAAATTTGACTTTTTATCTAAACAGGGGCATTTAATTAATGGCCAAATATATTTGGCACGGATGCTAAATAGGGTCGTCTTGGGCGGATAGATGACTCATAAGACCACTGCTGAATTTAGGTTAGGTCATTATAATACATGCATTACATAATCATTGCAAGCTTATGAAACAACGGATTCTCGTATCAAGGATCATGTAGATTTCAGGATAAATAAATTAAATCATGAGTTTGTGAGTGAAAAACATAAAATGCATTTTTAATCTTATGGATAAATATTACATGAAAGTCATCAAGAATTCCCCTTTTAATAATAACCTCTCCCTGAACTTGGGATAGATAACCTGTACTTACTCAGAGTTATGGGGAAACAAACTATTAATATAGAAAATTGAATGACTTATCAAGCAAAAACAAAGAAGAATCCTCAAAATCTCTCGAAAGATGAGGGAGGAGAGGAAATGACACGCCCCAAATTCAGCAAAAAAGCATTTAAACGCTAACAACTGCAGAAAGAAAAAGATGAATTATGGTAGAAGCATATTTAGCAAAAATCAAAAGGAGAGGATACTTCTTACAAATCTGAATAAGTAAGGTATTTTAGACAGCCAGATTTCAGGCAATTTGTAGACAAGTACCAGGCTTCTCCTTCAGAAATGAAGATGTTAAAGGAGGCTATTTCAGACAAACTGTTAGAAAGGATGGATCCTGGGTTCGCTACCTTTAATAGAAAAGAACAGGCTGTGGCTTTAAGGCTGGCTCTCGTAGATGATTTTCCTAGTTCCATAGTGAATGCTCTATCAGGAATAGCTCAAAAAGTAGGACCACGTATAATGGATTTTATAAGTTCGAAGATCATTGAACATCATAAGAACAAACAATCCATAAAAGGTGAAAGCTCCCTTGTTTTCATGCAAAAGAACGATTATTCAAAGGATTAGAGTTATGAAATAGATGGCATTTCAAAAGAATACATATAAACATTATTATTCCCCGCAGAATATGTCGCACGCAGACCGCAATAAAATGCTATCAAGACTGCTTTGTCACAAACAAAGACAACCTATAATTTATGTGTCAATGCTAGTGGTAATGGATGTTTATATATTTTGCCTTTAAACATTTGCGCTTCAGGCATTGGGTAGAGTACTTCTTTCTGCATTAGGTAATTTGATGCATCATTTAACCCCGTGACTGGACAAGGATCTAACACCGCAGTAGTTTCTTTATCTTAGGGTCCTTTGATGCCATCAGTAGCTGCCTTTGATTAGATAATAAATGGAGCAATGTCAGTAACTGTTACCCCCATCTTATCAGATAATAACAATTAAGGTCTAATTTAAATGTGCTACTGGTAAAATCCATTTAATGCCAGTCTTTATTCCACACAAGCCCCTATAATTCCTTAAAGTTCTATAGGCGTGGCACCATATAATGACTTATGTAATCTATCAGACAAAGGTGGAATGAGAATGACCAGAGTACCAGGATTTTAAGACAATTTACCATATATTCCCAACATGGCAAATCCTACGATCAGTCCTTTTACTGAAGGGTTCTATATATTGGTTACCGGTTCATAATTAACGTAAGGTTAAGCAGTAGCAAGAGTTACAGTGAGTACAGTCAATGACTTTATTCCGGATTAAGGATTTCTAACCATATGTCCCATGAAATTTGCTGACCCAGGGATGAGTACCATTCAGGCCTACTCTTCTCTATTATAGAAACGACCAGCGATATAAAAAGCAAGCATGTCAGACTTATCAAAAATTTCAGAATGTTTATCTAATGAAGATATTAAAACATACCATGCTTTGCTAACCTGTCTTTAATCAAATTTCGATTATACTGAGAGACAGATGGCCCACCCTCAAATGTCTGAATAAGAGAGTGAAGACGCTTATTGAACGTAAGCACAGACCGAGTCTACTGCAAGAGCAAACTCGGCAAGTTCGCCACTTGCCCACCATAGGGGAATAGCGAAAAACCACAGTAAAGAACAATTATCACTTTTGTCTGTTCTTTATCTGACTGGAAACGACTAGTTCATTGATACATGAAGGTACCTCAATCCTTCAGAGCTAGC